TTAAGACCCGACCTAGTCCGAGTCAATGACAGATAAGCCCAAAAGATCCAAAGCCCTACGAGGGGCAACCAAACCAAGGCTTCACAGTCCACTTCTAAAGGGCGAAAACAAGCTGCAAGATGTCAAGGATCTCTGTGAGATCGTAAAGATGCCTTTGATGCCTTGGCAGGAGTTTGTTCTCAAAGATATGCTTACGATCGACAAAAAGGGCAACTGGATTCGCAAGACAAACCTAATCTTGGTAGCCAGGCAGAATGGCAAGACTCATCTAGCGCGAATGCTGATTCTTGCTCACTTGATCAAGTGGAATACCAATGTCTTGATCATGTCCTCAAATCGAAGCATGGCTTTGGATACTTTTAGGCAGGTAACTCACCTTTTAGAAACCAATGACCATCTCAAAGGATTCGTCAAGCAGATCCGACACGCCAACGGCACTGAGTCGATCGAGATGCTATCTGGGGCAAGGCTTGATGTCGTAGCAGCTACTCGCGACGGCTCTCGCGGAAGATCAGTCAACGGATTGCTCTACATTGATGAAGTCCGTGAAATCACCGAGGACGGATTCCGGGCAGCGACTCCAACGACCAGAGCGCACCCTAATTCTCACACTTTACTCACCTCGAATGCAGGTGATGCTTTCAGCACTGTTCTTAATGACCTAAGAGAACGCGCTATCGATTACCCACCAAAGTCTTTTGGCTTCTATGAATACTCAGCACCTCAGTATTGCAAGATCACTGATCGAAGTGCCTGGGCTCAAGCTAATCCATCTTTGGGTTACACAATCACGGAACAAGCACTCGAAGAAGCGATCGCAACCAGTCCGATTGAAAACACTCGCACGGAATTACTTTGCAGTTGGATCGACAGCCTTTCCAGCCCCTGGCCTCATGGCATTCTGGAAGAAACTTCAGATAGCACACTTGAAATGGCTGTTGGGGCTTATACTGTATTCGGTTTCGATGTCAGTCCGTCACGGCGGAACGGATCACTGGTCGCAGGACAACTACTCCCAGATGGACGGATTGGCATTGGAATCTTGGAGACTTACAGCTCTCAGGTCGCCATCGATGAATTAAAGATGGCTGCATCGATCAAGGGTTGGTGCGACATTTATAAACCGCGTGTAGTTTGCTTTGATAAGTACGCAACCCAGACCATTGCAGATCGATTGAGCAACGCTGGAGTTATGACCGAGGACATCTCAGGCCAGCAGTTCTACAAAGCCTGTGGCGATCTGTTAGAAGGTTTGGTCAATCATCGAGTAGTCCACAATGGGCAAGCAGAGTTAATCCAGCAGATGAACAACTGTGCAGCTAAGGTCAACGATTCAGCATGGCGAATCATTAAGCGAAAGTCTGCTGGAGATATTTCAGCCCCAATCGGCTTAGCAATGGTCGTGTCAAAGCTGATGATCCCTCAACCAAAACCACAAATCATAACTTGACAAATACTAGCAATCTGTCTAGGTTGTGCTATCATTTAGGCCATGGGTATATTTTCGCGCGCAGAATCACCTTCTAAAAAGTCAACTGTCGAAGCGCAGTATGCCCCTCAAGTTCTTGGTGAGTATTCGCCTTATGCAATGCCGTTTCAATATGCGTATGTCAGCAGAGAAGAAGCTCTTTCCGTACCAGCGTTGCAAAGATGCCGCAATCTTTTAGCTGGAACTATCGGCGCAATCCCTTTAGAGCTTTACAGAAAATCAACTAACGAAGAACTTGGCTCACCAGTTTGGTTAGAGCAACCTTCATATTCTCAACCTCGATCCGTAACGATCGCTTACACAGTCGAATCATTGCTGCTATATGGGCAATCCTTCTGGCAGGTCGTTGAAGTTTACAATGAAGATGGACGACCATCTCGCTTTGAATGGATCGCTAACAATCGCGTAACTGCAACTTTAGATAGCACTAACACTTTTGTTAAGTCTTATGCAGTTGATGGCACAACATTACCAATGGACGGTCTTGGAAGTTTAATTACTTTCCAATCTTTGCTACCAGGTATCTTAAACACAGGCATTCAAACAATTCGCGCGGCGATCGATGTCCAGAAGGCAGCAGCGATTGCTGCATCAACTCCAATGGCAACTGGTTACATCAAAAATACCGGTGCTGATCTTGATCCGAAAGAAGTTTCAGGATTACTAGCTGCTTGGCGCACTGCTCGCAATAATCGTTCAACTGCTTATTTAACTAGCACTTTGGAATATAAGCCAGTGTCATTTTCACCTAAAGAGATGATGTATTCGGAAGCCATTTTTAACTTGGCCACTGAGATTGCGCGCCTTTGCAATGTGCCAGCTTATTATGTTTCAGCAGATCAGAATAACTCAATGACTTATGCAAATGTTCAAGATGAACGCAAGCAATTCTTGACACTATCTTTGCAACCATTTATCTCAGCCATTGAAGATCGTTTATCAATGGACGACATCACTGCTCGCGGCAATGTTGTCAAGTTTGACATTGACAAGAACTTCTTGAGAACTGATCCATTACAAGAACTGGCAGTTATTGAAAAATTATTAACTCTTGAACTCATTACTCAAGAACAAGCAATGGAAATGACAGATCTAACACCTAACGGAAGTCAAGGTATGGAATGACCCAGATAATCACCTTCGCAGCTGAACTAACAGCCGATTCAGCCAATCGCACTATCTCAGGCAAGATCGTGCCTCTTAACATTGAAGCAGGATCTACCAACATGGGCAAAGTTATCTTTGCTTCTGGATCGATCGAAATTCCAGATCCTAAGACAATCAAACTATTAAACCAACACGATTCTAAGAAGCCTTTGGGTCGTGCAGTAAGTTTCTCAGAATCAGAGAACTCCATCGATGCAGTATTTTCTGTAAGTCGCTCGCAACGTGGCACAGAAGCCTTAATCCTTGCCGAAGAAGGATTGCAATCAGGACTAAGCATCGGTGCAGAAGTTCTAAAGTCAAAGATCAAGGACGGCGTGACTTATGTATCCGCTGCTCGCTTGGTCGAAGTAAGTTTAGTGACTGAGCCAGCATTTAAGTCAGCCCAGGTCACTGATATTGCAGCAGAAGAATCTGCTGTAGAAGAATCAACCCAACCAACAGAAAGCGAGACAGCCACCGTGGAAAACACCACTCCAGCAGTCGAAGCAACACCAGTTGAAGCACCAGCGGTCGAAGCTGCTCGCCCAACTGTCACAGCAATGGCTTACACAAAGCCACGCATTGAAGTAACAGCTGCTAAGTATGCAGAAAACACAATCCGCGCAGCACTAGGTGATGAGTCAGCTCGTCAATACCTACTTGCAGCAGATGACACAACAGACAACGCTGGTCTTGTGCCAACTCGTCAATTAAATGAAATCATCAACCCACTTGGCACAACAATCCGCCCATCGATCGATGCAATCTCTCGCGGAGTGCTTCCAGATGCCGGTATGACATTTGAGATCCCAAAGATCACACAAATGCCAGCAGTCGGTGAAGTTGCAGAAGGTGCAGCATTTACAGATACAGATCAGAACGCAGCGTTCTTGTCAGTAACAGTTAAGAAGTATGCTGGACAACAGACATTCTCTGTTGAACTTCTAGATCGTACTTCTCCAGCATTCTTTGATGAGCTAGTGCGCAACATGGCAGCGGCTTACGCAAAGACAACAAACGCAGCAGTGAATGCTGCACTTATCTCAGGTGCATCACTTGATGCAACTACAGTAGCGACATACCCAACAGCAGCTGAATTGCTTGGAATTGTTGCTCGCGGATCTGCTTCTGTTTACGGAGCAACAGCAGGACTAGCTAACCCATTTGCTCGCAACATGGTTGTATCAACAGGACAATGGTCAAACATCATGTCACTTAACGATTCAGGTCGCCCAATCTACACAGCATCACAGCCAATGAACGCTGGCGGTCAAGTAGCCCCAACATCACTAACAGGTAATGTTGCAGGACTTAACCTCTATGTCGATCCAACAAACGGTGGCGATGGCGATGGAACAATCCTCATCGTTAACCCAGATGCTTACACATGGTATGAAAGCCCTACATACCGCTTACGCGCAGAATCAACAGCAGCAGGTCAAGTAACCATCGGTTACTACGGCTTCGGCGCAATCGCAACTAAGGTTGCTGCTGGCGCATTCAAGAACAACAAGGCGTAAGCCCACTAAGTCGCTGAGAGGGGGCATAGCCCTTGCCCCCTCTTGGTCTTTAGAAAGGAATTGGAATGGCACTCTGCACAGTAGCTGAACTCAAAGCAACGCTTGGCGTTGGCTCGCTGTACCCAGATGCAACAATCCAAGAAGTCTGCGATGCGACAGATGCAGTCCTACTTCCAATGCTTTGGACTCCAACTTATTTTGCCTCAGCACACGAAAACATTGTTGGTTCAGGAACTCTTTATTTTAATGATCCTGTTAAAGAGATTTTCTATATTGGTCAAACTGTAACAATTACAAATTGTGGTAGTAATTACAATGGAAGCAAAGTTTTGACAGCCGTTGGCGATTACTCGATTACAATGAATACTGCGCATGCAACAGCGCAACCTAAGCATGCTATTGCCCCTTATGGGTCAGTTGCTTCAAGAACTTACACAGACTGGACAGCCGACATGGCTATTCAGAATGCCGCTTTGATGATAGCTGTTGAGATCTGGCAAGCGAGAACCAGCACTTTGACTGGTTCTAACTCCGTAGATTTCCAGCCCTCACCTTATCGAATGTCAGCACAGCTGCTCGCTAAGGTCAGAGGATTGATCGCACACGCGCTAGATCCACGTTCAATGGTGGGCTAATGCCAGCAGCGATTACTACCCTTCGAACTACACTCGCAACTGCTTTAGTTGATAACTCACTTTGGCAGACTTTTGCATTTCCGCCTTCAGTTGTTCTTGCTAACTCAGTAATCGTAAGCCCGGACGATCCTTACCTCGCGCCAACAAATAACTCGCGCAACACAGTTAGCCCCCTGGCCAATTTCAAGATTATTATTACAGTGCCTTTATTCGATAACGAAGGCAACCTAAACGGCATTGAAACTAACCTGGTTAGAGTGTTTAACTTATTAGCTGCTAGTTCTTTGTCCTATAATGTAGGCAGTGTATCTGCCCCTAGTATTCTCAACGCTGCATCGGGTGACCTTCTAAGCTGCGAGATGTCCGTATCAATTTTAACGAGATGGGAATAACCATGACCGAGTTAGAACAATGGGAAAAAGAGAATGAAGCCTTCCTGATCAAAATCGGTCAGGTTAAGCCAATGGCTGCAAAGCCAATAACTAAGAAAGACGAGGAATAAACCGATGGCGGTATATTTGAGCAACGGAGTGGTTCTTACTGTTAATGCGGTAGATCTCTCAACATTAGTTTCAAGCGTAACAATTAATCGTACTTTTGATGAACTTGAAGTCACAGCAATGGGTGATTCTGGTCATCGTTATGTGAAGGGGCTAGAAGCTTCTTCAATCACTATCGATTTCTTTAACGATGCTGATTCATCAAAGACACTACAAACACTAAACAGCAGTTCAGTGTGGGGCAGCAATGTGACAGTTACAGCAAAGCAAAGTTCAGCTGCAACTTCAGCAACAAATCCACTTTACACAATGACTTGCTTAGTAAATAACACAACTCCAATTAACGGTGCTGTTGGGGATCTTTCAACTCAATCTGTAACTTGGACTGTGTCTGGTACTATCGCAATCACCACTTCTTAATCTATTAGAAAAGGGCTAAAAAATGGCAAAGCTAAAGATCACAAGGGCAGATGGCTCTGTATCTGATCATCAGATAACTCCATCGATCGAGTTCGCATTCGAGTCATACGCCAAGAAAGGCTTTCACAAAGCTTTTCGTGACGATGAGAAACAGAGCGATGTTTACTGGCTTGCTTGGGAGTGCATTCGCCGTTCAGGCGAAGCTGTCAAGCCATTCGGCGTTGATTTTCTAGACACACTCTCAAAGGTGGAAGTTCTAGATGATGACCCGGAATTATAGGGCGTGACTCTTTCACTTACTTGGTCGCAAGATTAAGTCTAGAAACGAGTATCGCGCCTAACGAATTACTCGAACTTGATTCGAGAATGTTCAAGGCTTTATTACAGGCTATGAAAGATCGAAACAAGGAGATGAAAGATGCCAGTCGAAGTAAAGGGCGGACTCGCACTTCGTAAAGCACTAAAAGATTTTGCTCCCGATCTGGCTAAAGAAACTCGTAAAGAGTTAGCTGCTTTATTGAAGCCTATTGTTAAAAATGCTAGAGGATTTATCCCATCACAAGCACCTTTATCTGGGTGGGGTAAATCTTCCGCAACTGGTCGTTTTCCTGAATGGTCAACTGCAGAAGCCAAATCTGGTATTGGATTCAAGACATCACCTAGCAAACCTAATCGATCTGGTTTCAGATCTTTAGCTCGTATTCAGAACGCTTCAGCCGCTGGTGCTATCTATGAAACTGCTGGAAGATTGAACCCTTATGGTAGAGCGCAAGCAAAAACAATTACAGTCAGCGGAACTATCAATAGAAGAGATTCAACAGAAACTTGGTCTTACGATACTAGTGCTGGTAAAAATTATGGAAAGAGCAATAACCCACAAGCTGGTTATCTATTCACTCAAGCCATGAATCAATACGGCGGCATAGTTGATGCCAATAATCAGGTGGGTGCTGGTCGCCGTTCTCGCAAGATGAAAGGCCGCGCAATTTTCCGCGCATGGAAAGAAGATGGCGGAAAGACTACTGCTGCTGTTCTTAAAGCGATTGAAAACTCTAATGTCAAGTTTAAAAATTACACATTGAAGGCCAAATAATGTCTAATCCATCAGTAAAAATTGATATTGCCACAGAGTTCACTGGCAAGAAGGCTTTTGACCAAGCAGCAAAATCCACATTTAGTTTAGAAAAAAGTGTTAAAAAACTTGCTGGAACATTTGGAATAGCATTTGGCGCAACCGCAGTAGTCAATTTTAGCAAGCAAGCAGTCAAGGCTTTTGCAGCTGATGAAGCAGCAGCTAATCGTTTAGCAAGAGCAGTAGATAATCTAGGCATTGGCTTTGCCAATCCTGCCATTGCTAAATACATTTCAGAATTAGAGCGAACTGCTGCTATTGCCGATGACGTTCTTCGTCCGGCATTTCAAGGTTTATTGACGACCACTGGGTCATTGACTAAGTCACAAGAATTACTTAACAATGCCATCACAATCAGTCGCGCTTCTGGCATCGATCTAGCCACAGTATCTCAAGATCTTGCCAACGGTTATGTTGGCATTACTAAAGGCTTGAAGAAATACAACACTGGCCTTACCACTGCTGAATTGAGTTCTAAGTCTTTTGCTGAAGTTCTAGGAGTTTTGCTCACTCGCTCAGCTGGTGCTGCCGATGATTATTTAAAAACCACTCAATATCGTATGGACGCATTAACGATTGCAACTGGCAATGCTTCAGAGATTCTTGGTGAGGGTCTAGTTAATGCTTTTGCTGCCATTGGTGGCGGCACAGAAGCAAGCGATGCAGCCATCGCTATTGAATCTATTGCCACTGCTATGGCTAATGTTACAACCGCTGCTGGTAAGACGATCGGTGCAATCCCGACTTTGCTGTCAAACTTAAAAAAGTTAGGCAAAGATATATTCTTAGGTTTTGCTGGCGCACAAGCTGGCGTGAAACTGACCCCAGCACCTAAACCACCAGCACCAGTAAAAGCACCACCAAGCTTAATAGCGCAACAGAAGGCTTTGGCAAAACTCGAAGCCGATGCTCTTAAACGACAAAAGGCTCTTTTGGCTTTACAAAACAAGCAAACTGATGCAGCAAAGAAGGCTGCTGCTGATCAAGCCAAACTTGCCAAGGCTCAATCCATATTTGATCTTGACAAGATTCAGATCGAGGCCGCGCTAAAGGGCAAGATTTCAGACGATGAAAAGTTGCGCCTAGAGTTACAGCGCGCAATCCTTAACGAAGACTTTGACCTAGCCAATAAGTTACAGAAGCAATTAGAAGCTTCACAGCGAGCCACAGCAGCCCTGCAAGGGCAGATTAATACTATCAAGCCACCTGCCAACCCTTTTACTGAAATGCTAACAAGTCTGACAGCAATCGCAGCACTTCTAGGTACAGTAGGCGGTGCAACAGCTATAACTGTTCGTAAGCCAGGTGGGGGCGTACTAGCTCTAGAGCCTGAAGATCTTGTACCTAAAACTAAAGTTATTCCTGAAGAAAAGAAAAAAGATACTCAGACCAACAATGAGCCGATTCCAGTAGTCGTAGAACCAAGTCCGACCCCATCTACCAACAATCCTTTTGGTGGTCTTGGCGGCGGTACTTTTGGTTTTTCACTTCCAAGTTATCTTCAAAATACAATTCCTCAGACTCAACCAGCACCAGTAACAGTTATTGTAAATAACAATGGCACTACTCTGATGCAAGAAGAATTTGTTGTAGCTGTCGCTGATGCTTTGGTAATTGCTGATACTCAAGGCAGAGTAGTTACACGCCCAGGCGGAACAACGAGTGATACCGGATGACGATTCCAGTAATTAACGCCATCATCAACTTTTCAACAGGTGCTGGCTTTTCCTCACCTATGATTCTTGATTCAGGCGTTCTAGGAGTTAATGCTCTAGCAGATACCACAGCCGTCACAGTCGATGTATCTAACCAGGTAGATTCAATCAAGACTACACGGGGTCGCACAGCTCTTTCAGACATATTTCAGACTGGCACAATGAGCCTTCGGATCATCGATCAGAATGGCGACTTTAACCCGATGAACCCAGCCTCGCCCTACACGGGTCTTTTAAACCCAATGCGTAAAGTAACTATCACTGCATCTTGGAATGGTACAACCTACCCAATTTTTGCTGGGTACATAACCTCTTACAATACGACTACCCCTCGGGATGTCGGTGAAATTGTTTACACAACCATTCAAGCGGTTGATGGCTTCAGATTATTCCAAAACGCTCAAATAACCACAGTGGCTTCTGCTACAGCTGGTCAAACTACTGGCACTCGCATAACCAAGATTCTTGATCAAATTGGCTGGCCTACTGGCATGCGTGACATCGATACCGGACAAACAACAGTTCAGGCAGATCCAGGCACTCTTAGAACTTCCCTTGGCGCAATGCAGCTAGTGACCAGCACTGAATATGGCGCGCTTTATATGGACGCTTTTGGCAATCTAGTATTTCAAGATCGTGCGCTTACTTCATCAAGCGTAGCTGGCACTCCAGTTGAGTTTAAGGACGATGGCACTGGAATCGCATATAACAATGCCCTTTGGAAACTAGACGATACTTTGATCTTCAACAAGGCCACAATCACTAGAACTGGTGGCACACCACAGGTTGCCTTTAATCAAGATTCGATCGACAAGTATTTTTTGCACTCATACCAAGAGCAGAACCTTCTTATGGAAACAGATGCGGAAGCCCTAAACAATGCTCAAGCCTTTGTTGCCTCGCGCCAAGAAACTTCAATCCGTTGCGATGCAGTTACTTTGGATCTCTACACTCCCGATTACGATGCTGGCATTACTGCCGCTTTGGATCTTGACTTCTTTGATCCAATCACGGTGACCACAACTCAACCAGGCTCATCGACTCTAACCAAGACTTTGCAGGTATTCGGCGTGTCCCATGACATTAAACCGAGTGACTGGAAAACCACACTAACCACACTTGAACCAATTATAGATTCGTTTATACTTGACTCATCACTTTATGGAGTGCTAGGCACTAGCACTTTATCTTACTAAGGAGAACAAATGGCAGCTGGATCAGGCTTTAAGACTTTTGCGACAGGAGATGTTCTAACTGCCGCAGATACAAATGGTTATTTAATGCAGGGAGTGTGGGTGTTTGCTAACGCGGCTGCTCGCACAGCTGCGGTAACTAGCCCACAAGAAGGTAATTTTAGTTACCTTAAAGATACAAACGTCACACAGTATTACGATGGTGCGGCATGGGTAAGCGTTGGCGGTTCACCTACATTTGTAGGTGCGAATGCCACTAAGACTGCTAACCAATCTTTAGCAAATGCTACTTTAACTGCAGTTACATTTGATGGTACTGACATTTTAGATAGCAATAGTTTTCACAATCCTTCATCGAATAATACAAGGATGACAATTCCAACAGGTTATGATGGTAAGTATTTAATTCAAGCAACTGTAGAATTTGCTTCAAATACAACAGGCGGCCGAGAACTTCAAATTTACAAAAATGGTACAACAGTTTTGCAATACGTTACAACGGATGCAGAAGGCTCATTAACTATTGCCATTTCGGGAACTTTTGGTTTAGTCGCCACCGATTATGTTGAAATTAGAGCTTATCAATCATCAGGCGGTGCGCTTGATATTTGGGCAACTAACAGCGGTTATACAAACGCTACTTCATTTCAAGTCACTTATTTAGGAGCATAAAAATGAGTTTATATGATGAGATTATTGCGGTTTATCCTGAATTAACTATTGATAATTTTGGCGTAAATGGTTGTATTGCGTTATGGGATGACTCTGACGGCAAGGGTGCATACATACAAAAATGGGAATACTCAAAGCCAATACCTGCAGGGCTTAAACTAGGTAAATGAAGCCAAGATTATCTAAGTGCGCGATCCAGTTAAGAGAACAGATTGACGACACCTTCGGAGATCGAGATCGAACTTCTGATGGTTGGATCGGCGATACTCGACACAGCGCGCGCCCTTCAGATCACAATCCTGATGCTAACGGCTGGGTTCGTGCCATCGATGTCGATCGAGATCTTTCAGGCAAGGCTAAACCAGACCTCATGCCAGATCTTGCGGATCAAATTCGTGTCTTTGCAAAGTCTGATAAGTCAAAGCGCATCTCCTACATCATCTTTGACGGCAAAATCGCCAGTTCAAAACTCGCTTGGAAGTGGCGCAAATACACGGGCATCAACAAACATAATCACCACTGCCATATTTCGTTTACGCAAGCGGCTGACCTCAATGGTGAGTTTCTTCAAATACCTATGATCGGGGGATCAAAGTGAAAGATTTACAAAACGCAGCAGCATCGTGGGGCAGAGCATTTTTGGTTGCAATTATCTCAATGTACGCAGCTGGAGTCACAGAACCAAAGGCACTTATTGCTGCTGGCCTTGCATCGATCATTCCGCCGGTATTGCGATATTTGGATCCTAAAGATGAACTCGGAAGAAAATGACACAGGGCGAGTTCTTTCAGCTCTATATTGCCACGCTTGTGACAATCGGTGGATTGGCTGGCTATGTGATCACACACTTGCTGGGCGAGATCAAGCGACTCAACACGCGCGTTGATGAGATTTACAACATACTTTTAGAACGCTAAAATAAAATTATGGCGCCACGCAAAGCAAAAGCCCTAGAGGATCAGGGTTACACTCCACTAGAGGCTTACTGTATTGGCTTAAACGAATACTATAAGGCTTTGCGCAAGGCTGGCTTTGCCACAGACATCTGCATGTCATTGCTCATGGATCCTTATTCATATCCTGATTGGATTCTGCCTAAACGCATCAACGATAATCCCAGCAGAATGCCGGACTTTTATCCCGACGATGACGAGGATTAATGAAAAGAACCATCGTAGTTCCAGACTTACAAGTCCCATATCACGATGAAGTAGCAGTTAAAAATGTTTCGAGTTTTATTAAGGCGATTCGGCCTGATGCTGTGGTTACTCTCGGAGATGAAATCGATCTCCCACAGATCAGCCGATGGACAGAAAACAAGCCAGGCTGGTACGAGCAAACTTTAGCTAGTGATCGGGACATGACGGTCGATGTCCTATGGGAATTGACCCAGCATGCCAAAGAAGCTCACATGATCAGGTCAAACCACACTGATCGACTTTACAACGTGATTATGAACAAGATCCCAGCATTTCTGTCATTGCCAGAATTGCGCTTTGAAAAGTTTATGAAGCTCGATGAACTGGGAATCTCTTATCATAAGAAGCCATTTGCCATTGCCAAGGGTTATGTTGCAGTTCATGGAGATGAACAGGCCATCAAACCTACGCCTGGCCTAACAGCCCTAGAAGCAGCCCGTAGGCATGGTTTAAGCGTGATCTGTGGCCACACTCACCGCGCTGGTCAATCGGCCTTTACAGAGGCTTCAGGGGGCAAATTAGGGCGCATTCTGCGTGGCTTTGAAGGTGGACATTTGATGGACATTCGCAAGGCTGCTTATACAAAAGGCACGATGAACTGGCAACAGGCATTCTTGATTTTGGAAGAAGATGCTAAGGGTGTCCAGGTGTCGATCATTCACATAGAAAAGGACGGAACGTTTGCCGTTAACGGTCGTAGGTATGGACGATCTCGATAATCCACTCAGGCGCGACATCGATGACCAAATGGACAATGCAGAATTGTTACCGTTTCGTTACCAAAGGGTGCTTGCTTAGTCCTAGGTAACCTGTACCTTAAGCCTTATCAGTCAACCGTTGACTTGATGGAAAGGGCTAAAAATGAATTTAGATCTGTATATCGCATTAGTCCTAGTTGCATTCTTTGTTGTGGGAATGGCAGCTGGATATGGTTTAGGCCATAAAGAAGGTAAAGAAGAAGGTTACGCTCTCGGCCGTTCGGTCGCTCGACACACATTCTGGTCAGAGTGAAGGCCAGTGAAATCCTCGATGAAGCCAAGCAACTCCTCGTCGAGCGAGGAAGTGAGTACGGCGATTCAACTCTCAATCACATTCAAATCGCAAGACTCTGGAGTGTGTATCTTGACAAAAACATCGAGCCACACGAAGTCGCAATCTGTCTTATCCTCACCAAAATCTCGAGAATTAAAACAACGGCAAACCACCCAGACAGTTACAAAGACATCTGTAGCTACTCTGCAATCGCTGGCTCTATTACATCAACTGATTGGACAGACCTTGACAGTTACTAAAGCAAAGTCCGGTGTCTGGTGTGATTACTGTCAGATGCGTTGGGGTCGCGATCACCCTAATGGCAAGGGTAAGACTTTTGCAGTCTGGACTGTGGTGAGTCAACATGCTAAGTCTAAAGGAATCAACCGACATTATTGCCAGCCTTGTGCTGTATGGGTGTCAATCTGGCCAGACGGATCTCACTGGCCTTTAACCGAGCAAGCCGAGTTTCTAGTTAAACAAGAGGAAATAAACCATGGCGTTTAATTTAGCTGATTATGAAACAGTCGAGAGTCGACTGGAAAAGTTTTGGAAGGAGTTCCCAGATGGACGCGTATCAACGGAATTGGAAATATGTGAAGCTCATAGATATGTTGTTAAGGCCTATCTCTACCGCACTTTTCTCGACACAGTCGCATACTCGACTGGCTATGCTGAAGAGAAGGATTCTGACCGCGGCGTTAATGCAACTAGCGCTTTGGAAAACTGTGAAACTTCAGCGATTGGCAGGGCTCTTGCAAATGCAGGTTTCGCAACTAAAGGCAAACGACCAAGCAGAGAAGAAATGGCAAAAGTCGAGAAGCCAATTATTAAACAGAAGTTCCCAGAACCAGTAGCAGATGCCTGGACAATTCCAAACCCTAAAGATGTTCAAGAAGTCGTACAAGTTGAGGGTGCGCCAACTTTAAACTCAGCAATGAACTTATTAGCTGATGAACTTAATGCTAAAGAAGTACCGCAAGCTCCTAAGTGCCAACACGACTTTATGATTCACAAGACCGGGGTTTCGAGCAAGACAGGCAAGCCTTATGAAGGCTATACCTGTTCGCATAAGAATCGGGCAGAACAATGCCCACCGATTTGGTTGTAACCAATGGCTTCCCAGCATCGTAAGCACAGGGGTTACCGCACTCAGAAGTGCGTCGCTGAGTACCTAAAAACGTGGTTTCCTTATGCAGACAGTGCTGGGGCAGGTAGGCAAGGCAGTGATGTTACTGGTGTCCCGTTCGATATCGAAGTAAAAGCGCGGAGTGCCTTCCAACCCAAGGAGTGGCTGGATCAGACACGAAAGAGAGCAGATGGGAAGTTGTCGATCGTCGTGATGAGATTCAACGGGCAGGGCGAAGATGCTGGGGAGTACGGCGCAATGCTGCGTTTCTCAGATCTGGTTCAGCTACTCAATAAAGTTGATTATGCAGAATGGTTTCAAGAGCCAAGCCGATGTGAAGGCTGTGGCACCTGGTTAATTGCAGATTATAAATACTGCACTAAATGTAAGGAACACAATGCCACTTTATGATTATGAATGCATAGTTTGTGGGCAAACGCAAGAGTTAGAACACTCAATGAGCGCAGCTGCGAACCCGGTGTTGCACTGTTCAACTCCCATGATTCGGGTATTTACAGCCACGCCAGCGATTTTTAAAGGTAATGGCTGGGGTAAGGATAAGTAATGCCATTCGATTACAAGTTAAAGTCTGATAGCACAGCACACTTTAGATGCTGTGACGAAATACAGTTTGAATATATGTGCGCCTATTGTTATGAAGTTATGGGTTGCCAGTTATGTGGGTTTGATATAACTGTCAGACATGATTGCCAACAGGATTAGACACGCCCAAGATCATGCGTAAAACATCAATGGATTTGACACGACTGCTACGCTATAACTCGCTAGCGAGCGCCTGTGGGCGATTGCTCGCGACCGCGTGTTTAGCTGTTGGGGCAGGTCTATTCATAAATCAATCAGCACCCACAGAAGCAGAAGCAAAAGAAGTTAAACCTTTAACTATTAAAGAATATATTCAAAGCCAGTTATCAATTAACAATTACCAATGCTTAGATACTCTTGCTACTAAAGAGAGTAACTGGAACTTCAATGCTGTTAATGGTAGTCATCATGGGTTCATGCAAGGTAGATCGAAGTGGTTAGCCACAGCTACACCAATGCAGCAATACGACTGGACTCATAGATATGTCAGTCATAGATATGGCATGATAGGTAATGAGCCTGATTACTGTGCAGCCTTAGATCATTGGAAGCAACACTCATGGCATTAGATAAGTTAAACAGCAGACGATACCGGACACAGCGAGAGCGTGTGTTTAGTCGTGATGGCAGAATGTGTCAGATCTGTGGAACTGATCAAGGTGAGATGCATATCGATCACATAATCAGTCGCAAATCTGGGGGCACACATGACCTCGACAACTTACGCGTGCTCTGTAAATCTTGTAACCTACGCAAAGGATCGAAGAATGATGGGGTTTTTTTAGCACAAGCGGCTACCCCCCCTGTCTTTCCTGGCAATATCTCCCCGATGCAGTCCGAACCGATGCTGGACAGTCCTTTTAAGACCCGACCTAGTCCGAGTCAATGACAGATAAGCCCAAAAGATCCAAAGCCCTACGAGGGGCAACCAAACCAAGGCTTCACAGTCCACTTCTAAAGGGCGAAAACAAGCTGCAAGATGT